ATTCTGGTATTCTCAAGATAACGATGAGGTTCGCTTCAGAGTTACTTGCAAGTATGGTGTTCAAGTAGGATTCCCTGACCAGATTGTTGAGTTTATCCTTGCGTAAGTCTAACCCTTTAATATATTAAGAGTTATGGCTTGTTCTCTGACCCAGGGTTTTGTTTTAGACTGTAAGGACAGCACTGGAGGCGTAAAGTCGATTTGGTTAATCGATTGGGCTTCTACTGGCTTTACAGTTGCATCAGGCGAGGTTACTGCTACCACAGTTGCATCAGGTGACGTATTCCAATACGAACTTCCAAAGCAGACTGGTAGTATGACAGTTACTACAAACGTTTCAACTGAAAACGGAACAGTATTCAATCAAGCGGACATCGTTTTAAGACTTCGCAAATTGTCTACTTCTAAAAGAAACGAGTTGAAGTTGTTAGCACAAAATAGAGTGTTCTGCATCGTAAAAGATAACACCGACAATTATTGGTTGTGTGGTTACGAACACGGTTGCGACGTTACTTCAATGACGGCTGAAACTGGTACTGCATTAGGTGACTTGGTAGGATATAACATCACGTTATCTGCTATTGAGCAAGAAGCACCATATTTAGTGCAAAGTGCAGTGGTGACATCATTAGGCATCTGATTTGTTTTCATATTTCTTTCCAGGGGGCAGCCATTAGGTTGCCCTTTCTTTTTGCCAATTTTTTACATTTGCTATTTATATATAAATGCTCACTATCACAAAGGACGAAACAAAGTATTGGTATCTGACACTAACGGAGAAGGTTACAATTGATAACCCTACCTTTTTGTTCAGCTTAACCAATAGAACAACGAATACAGAATACAACTTTATTTTAACCGATGTGTCAGCGTACACGGAAAGGTACAACAAGTTTCAATTCATTGAGGGTACTGACGCAGATTTGTACACTGGTGAGTACGAGTATAAGGTATACGCCCAAACAAGCGATAGCAACCTTGACCCAAGTTTAGCAGATGAGTTAGTTGAGCAAGGTATTTTGAAGTGTAACGATTCAACAAGTGTTACAACTTATACACCTTCATTAACCGAGAAGATTTACGGAGAATGAAAATTCCATTGACATTTAAAGAGTGGCAAAGTGACCCTTCCAAAGCAATCTCTTACTTACTATTATTTGTCGTGTGTGCTTTATATTGGCGTTCAGAAACTCAAGCAAAGGAGATTAATACAAGGTGCGAAAAACGATTACAACGATGTGAACAACAACTCCAACAGATGAGTAAAATGTTGAAGACTCAAGATTCAATTTGTTCTGCTCTATCAAGTGAAATTCGTATCTATCGAGAATTAGGATATATCAAATGAAAATAGCAGTTAAATTATTCGCACTTGTCACGGTTGCTTTTGGTTTAAAAGAAGCGAGTAAACCTGAACAACACATTGATTATTCTGAAGAAATGGCACACTCGCAAAAGGTGATTGATTCCACTTTACAAGAATTGCTATATATACATAGAGTCAACGATAGTTTAATTGACAAATACTTTCCCTATGAAGAAACTGACAGAGATGTTCAAAGGAGTGCAAGGTGAAATATCCTCCAAGCGAGTGGTGGGTATAGTAGGTGCTATGTCGCTTATAGGGGCAATGCTTTATTACAACTCTGACAAACTTGTAGAAGCCGTTGAGTGGGTATCAATATTAGCACTTGGATTTAGTGCAGCTGAAAAATTTAAGCCGAATGGAAAATAATTTTATACGAATAAATTTAGCGGAGTCTAAACTTCCGATATTCAAGGAGAACAAAGCGAAGGGCTTTATGACCTATGGAGAGGACAACCTTTACCCGATGGGGATAATTGAGTTGTTTAATAAAAGCCCAAAGCACTCTGCAATAGTAACTCAAAAAGCATCTTATATCGCAGGTGATAAAACAGAGATTATCGCACAAAAAACAGAGGACATTGCTAAAGCAAATGACTATCTTTCAAGCATAAACGCTTATGAGGACTTTGAATCTTTAAAACAGAAGATAGCACAAGACCTTGAGTTATTTGACGGCTTTGCACTTGAGATTATCTGGAATAAGGCTAAAACTTCTATCGCTGAAATCTACCATCTACCTTTTCAGAATGTACGAATAGGTTTAGAAGGTGACTATGTATATTGCGAGGATTGGTCAAATAGAAGGGCAGAGCATTATCGTTACCCTTCTTGGAATCCAACGACTCGTGAAAACAAGCAAGTGTACTATTTCAAAATGTACAGAGCAGGTCAGGAGATGTATCCATTGCCTTCTTATGTAGGTGCTTTGAAATATATCGAGATAGACACCGAGATTGCTAACTTTCATTTGAACTCTATCAAGAGTGGCTTTTCTGCTCAAACGTTGGTTCAGTTATTCAAGGGGATACCTTCACCTGATGAGGCAAGAAAAACAGTTAAGCGTTTCAAGGATAACTTTAGTGGCACTGATAACGCAGGTTCGGTTATTATCCAATTTAACGACCCGAACGAAACACCAAGTGTAATTAATAACCTTGCACCTTCTGACTTTGATAAACTCTTTATGCAGTTAAACGACACTGTGCAACAAGAGATATTTAGCGGTCATAGAGTTACTTCACCTATGTTATTCGGTATACGAGTTGAAGGTCAATTAGGTGGGCGTTCAGAATTGATTGAGAGTTATGAGTCTTTTCAAACTTCATACGTTGAGCCAAGACAATCACAACTTGATAGTGCTTTGACTTCTATATTTAAATACATTGCACCGGTTAAGTTAAAAACTAAAAATAGACCACCTATTGGATTAGACTATGTGAACCTATTTGAGAAGGGCATTATCAGTGTAGATGAGGCACGTCTTGAGTTAGGTATGTCATCAAAGCAAGAGATGGCAAAACAAAATCCTTTCGGGTGGGATGATGACAGAGATGTAAAAGTCTTTGAACAATTCGGTGAGGAGAAAGATAACTTTGAGGAGGTTAAATTTGAGTTTGCATCTACATTAGGCATTGCAATATTACAATGGTTAAACGCTAACACTGGTATGCAACTTGCAGACTTGATTAACGGAATAAAAGCTGACCCACAAGTTATCACAGAAGAGGTTGCCAAGTTAATCTCTGATGGCTTATTGAACGATGACCTAACCACAACTGAACAAGGCTCAAAGGAGTTACAAGATAGTGGTGTTACAACTGAAATAGTTGTTAGATATGAGTACACCAAAGCACCTGGTATTAGTGGTTCGGAAGTTATCCCTACCTCAAGAGATTTTTGCAGGAGGTTAGTGGGCTTTAATAGACTTTACACAAGAGAAGATATAGAGCAAATGACATCTATTTTAGGTTACGATGTTTGGAGAAGAAGAGGAGGATGGATGACAGTCAAAGGTTCATCACCTGCCGTTCACGTTCCGTATTGCAGACACTATTGGGCATCAAGATTAGTTAGAAGAAAATTATGACAAACTTTGTTTATTTAATAAGCACAACATACCTTAAGGATAATACACCTTTAAACGAGAACTTGGATGACAAGTTGTTAAAGAGTGCAATCAAGGAAGCACAAGAGATATACATTAGAGATGTCATTGGAAGTGGCATCTATGATGAGTTGCAATCAGAAGCATATAACGGCACTCTAACGGCTTTAAACACAACTTTGATAGATTCATATATTGCACCTTGTTTGAAGTACTATACGCTTGTAGAATCGATGTTACCTTTGACCTTCAAGTTTATGAATAAATCGGTTGCAAGTAGGAATAGTGAGAACGCTACACCTATCACTACCGACGAGTTGACAATGATTGAGCAACGCTACCGAGACAAAGCAGAGTATTACGCTGAACGTTTAAGAGATTATCTAAAAGAGAACCCCACAGACTATCCTAAATATTTAAATCCTGGTACTGGCTTTGATGTAATTCGCCCAAAGAACACTGCTTTTTTTGGAGGTATGTACTTGCCAGGTACTGATGACGATTGCTTTTTTAATTACGATTTTCCTGATGACTACGAAAAATAAATGGAGGCTAAAGAACGAAGCCAAACTAAAACAGTATGACTCTAAATCAAATAATTCAAACAATACAAACAAAAGCGGAAAGCCACAAGATGGTAGGCAAGTTCGCAGTCGGGGCTGACTTTGACTTTGCCGTTGACGAGGTCAAGTACTATCCGATTGTTTGGCTTGTGCCTAATGGCTTCACCTTTAACACCGATACAAGATTGGTGAGTTACCAATTCGCTTTGATGGTAATGGATAGAACATTTGAAAGTTCATCTAACACGATTGAGGTATTAAGCGACACAGCAGGTATTATCATTGATATAGTTACACTTTTGAAAAGAACAGATGCAGACTTTGAAATCCAAGTTAGCGGAAATGCTGAACCCTTTTACGATAGTCGCACTGACGTTGTGGCTGGTCACGTTATCGATTTTGCTATCGACACGGCATACCTCGAATCCTATTGCGACATACCAACCTGATACAACTCGTTTAATAATTATCCGTGAGATATATGCAGTTGACAAAGAGATTGATTCCATTAAAAGTGTATACGCTGATTCTATTAGTAGCATTAGCACCACAAAATCTTTGCTCTCAATACTCCGACAGTATGATAAGGGAGATAAACGAGAGGTTAATTGAATTACACGAATGTCGACAAAAACTATCTTTATACAAAGTTTTAGCGGATAATGATGGCAAAACTATACATCGTCAAGATAGCATAATTCAAGAACTAATAATAGCCACTAATAACGAAAAAGAGGCTAAATATAGATATCAAACAATATCAGCTTTCGCAAGTGCATTGCTTGTGTTAGCACTAATACTATGAAAACAAATGTACACATCTTCAGAAACAACTGGCAACCCAAAAAGGTATTACTCTTGTCCGACATACATTGGGACAATCCCAAGTGCGACCGTGAATTGCTTAAACGTCACCTTGACCAAGCCAAAGAAATTGGAGCAGACGTATTGCTTAATGGTGATACATTCTGCTTAATGCAGGGTGCTTATGACCCACGCAAGAACAAAGCAGATATAAGACCAGAACACAACAAGTCAAACTATTTAGATGCGGTTGTAAACGATGCCGTTCAATGGTTCTCCCCTTATGCTCATTTAATTAAGGTTGTAGGTTATGGAAATCACGAGAGCAACATACTCCGCAGACAAGAGACAGATGTAATTGAACGCTTTGTCTATGGGCTTAATTCAACCAATGACACACAAGTAGAAGTCGGTGGTTATGGTGGATGGATAGTATACGGCTTTCAAAG